GCATGAACATCACCACACTCGAGTCGCAGATCGCCGAGCTGCAGCGCCAGGCCGAGGCGCTGCGCACCACCACGGACGACCCGCAGCTGCCCGCCGCCTGGCGCAAGCTGGTCAAGGGCCAGGGCTGGTATCGGTATTTGGAGCTGCCGCCCGCTCAGCACGAGCTGGCCCTCATCGACGGCTGGGAGCCCCTGCACCTGCGCCAGCACCGCATGGACGACCACCAAGCCCGCGCCCTGGCCCGCGACCACAAGGGTGTGGCGCTGGTGCGGGCCACCGAACAACACCACGGGATCCACTGACATGAGCCTGATGACGCAAGCCTGGCTGCTGGACAAGTACGGCCCGCGGCTGAACGTAGACGACCTGGCCGAGGTGATGGGCATGGCCCGCGCGACGATCAACAACGAGATCAGCGACAGCAGCTTTCCCGTGCCGACGTACCGCGCCCACGGCAAACGCTGGGCGGACTACCGGGATGTGGATGCGTATCTGGACCGCTGCCGCGAGGCGGTGGCTTCGGCCTAGCGGTGCAGATCCTCGGGCTTGAGCTGCGTGTAGCGCTTGAGCATGTTCCAGCTCTTGTGCCCCGTGACCAGCGCCACCTGCTGCACCTCGTAGCCCGCCTCGAACAGGCGTGATGTGCCCTCATGCCGCAGATCGTGAAAGTGCAGGTCGGGAATGCTCAGCGCTCGGCAGGCCCACAGGAAGTACTTGCTGAGCGTCTGCTCATGCGCGGGGAAGATCAGCTCCCCCTTGGCCTGGCGCTGCACGATGGCCCAGGCGTCACCCAGCAGGGGAATCCACTCGTTGTTGCCCACCTTGCGCCGCGGGTGCTTGCGGTCGCGCACCAGCACCAGCTTCTTGGCCGCGTCCACATCGGCCCAGCGCAGCCGGACGATCTCGCCGCGGCGCATGGCCGTCAACACCGCAAACCGCACCACATCGGCGTACATCTGGCCGTGCTCGCGCTCCAGGTACTCCACCAGGCGCCGCAGCTCGTCCTCGGTCGGCCGGCGCTCCCGTCGCCCGCCCCCGCCGATAAGGCCCAGGTGCGTGAGCAGCGGCCGGGCCTGGCCCACCACATCGGGTAGCTGCACCTTGGCCGCCAGCGCGGCGTAGCGCAGCACCGTGCCTAGCTTGCCGATGTCCATGTTGCAGGTGTAGGGCCCGGCGCCGTCGTCCTGGCGCGCAGCGCAGTAGCCCCGCAGATCCTCGGGCGTCAGGCGCTGGGCGTCCCGCGTGCCCAGGTGGTGCTCCAGATGGCGCAGCGTGTAGTGCTCGGTGGACGAGTCACTGATCGGCCGGGCCCGCTCGCGCAGCTTGCGGTACGTGGCGATCAGGTCGGCCACCGTCACGCCTTTGGAGCGCACCGGCTGCGCGTGCAGCCCGCGGTCGATGTCCACCTCCATCTGCCGCGCCCAGCGCTCGGCCTCAGCCTTGGCCGCAAACGTGCGCGTGTAGACTGGATGGCCCTTGCGCCGCACCTGGGCGCGCCACTTGTCTTTGACCTGCAGAATGCTCGCCACCCGACCCCCCACTGCTACCGTAGCACTCGGTAGCACCGAGGCTCTGAAATGAGGTGATTGTGGGGTCTGTCGTGGTGAAGGTTCTAGAGGGAAAGCACGGTAGAATTGAGGAGCCGCCCGCCGTAGTTCAATGGGTGGAATTCCCCCTCAAAAGGTTGTTCCGTAGCACTTTCTGTAGCACTCAGGGCGCCAGCAGGCCGTTGCGCTCCAGGATGCGCAGTGCGTTCTCCTCGCCGGGGAACACAACGAAGTTGCTGGTGCCAGCGCCTGTTCCGCGTGAGCCGCCGTCTAGGTAGCGGATGCCGGGGATGCCAAGCTGCCGCAGTAGCTGCGCTGTTTCCGCGTCTGCGCCTATTTTCAGTCTGTCATGCAAAACGCTTCCGGTTACGTCGCGGCTCATTGCAGCCTGACGCGCCTCTGATGCCGCCTCTGCTTCTGTTGCAAACTTCCAATCGCCGTGCTTTGCGCCGCTATCAACGTACCATCCGCCGTTGCGCTGCACAACCTTGGGGCCTAGCGCCTGCTGCACGTTGAGCGCCTGCTGACTCAGCGGCTTGTCCCAATCCAGCATGCGGGCGATCTTGTCGTCGGGGAGGTCTACTTTGTAGAGGGAGCCCTGCGCTTGATCGCGAACGTCGGCAATTGCGCGCGTCAACGCCGCCTGGTCCACATCGCGCAAAGTAGCCGCCCGATACCCAAGCCTCCGCGCCGCCAGCTCGATCGGGTCGTCTCCGGTTGCTGCGCGAAGAATTGCAGCCAGTTCGTCGGCTGTAAACTGCCGCGCCGGTATGTGCTTCGTTGCTGCGCTGGCCGCGTCACCACGGCCAGAAAGAGCGGCCTTGTACGAGCCAGCAACCCCCGGCGACTCCGCCAGATACAACCCATGCCCGTAAGCCTGCGCCCCCTCGCCCGTGCCAATCTTGCTGCTGTCGAAGCGGTCAAACTTGTGCGGGCTGCCGTGCCAGACGATGGCCCCAGCCTCTGGCCGCAGCGTCCTTGGCGCGGCCGCATTGGCCTCCACCTGCAGCAGCCCCTTGGCGATCTGCGGGGCCTTGGCCGCGGCCACCATGGGGCTGAGCAGGCCCACGGTCTCACCAGCCAGCGAAGCCGCTGACTGCGGCACGTCACGGCGCAGGCCTTGACGGCGCATCCAATCGGTGCCGCCAACCGGCGTGCCCACCGGAACCCCGGCCTTGCGCAGCGCCCAGGCCAACACATCCACCGGAGCGGCCACGGTGTCGGCGGCGGTGTTGCTTGCCGATTGCAAAAAGTCCAACAGTCCAGCCATCACCCCTCCAACAACGCCGCCTCAGCGGCTCGACGTTTGACCAATCCCGGCAACACCCGGCCGCCCCCGCGTACCCACAGGGCGAGCTGCTCTTTGGCCCCACCCCAGTCCCGGGCGTCGATGCGCTTGCGCAGCGTGCTGCCGCGGTAGCGCCCCACGCCCAGGTTGTAGGCAAAGTCGGTCATGGCCGCCAGCGCCCGGGGGTACGCCAGCAGGCTTGGCGACGCCTTCACAACGCCCGGCAGGTAGGTCGCCCGCAGCTCGTGCAGCAGCCACTCCTCGGCGGTCTCTTTGCTGATGGCGGGGTCGTTCATGGAGACCTGGCGGCCATCCGGGCGCCACACCGTGCCGTAGCCTTGCGTGGGGTAGCCGGCCGGGCAGATGTAGGGCTGAAGCCTCAAGCCCTCAAAGGGCCGGCACAGCGCCGCCGCCAGCTCCACAGCCTTATCGACTGCGCTCGTAGACACGGCCGACGAACCAGAAGCTGATGATCATGTTGAACACGGCCAGGTCGTCGCTGCCCCACATGGAGGTCAGCACGTCCTTCCAGTTGCCGCCCTGCTCGATGGCGATCAGGTAGGCCGCCACCTTCACGGCAGCGTATAGCGCCAGGAACAGATAGGTCACCGTGGGCCGCACCAGCGCGGAGATGGCAGAGACAAACCAGCCGGCGTTCTTGGCCGTCTCGGACTGCTCCTTGAACGCCTGGGCCATCGTGTCCATCTCGGCCATCGTCATCTGCGCTTCGACCTGCCGCATGGCGATCTCACCGCGCACCTTGGCAAACTCCATCTCGGCCTCGACCATGCGCAGCTCGTGCGCGCGCTCGTTCTTCTTGTCGAAGATCTTGAAGACCTCGGGCGCCAGGCGCAGCAGGCCGCCAAATACGCCACCAAGCAGGGTTTCCAGCATGTTCTACTTTCCAAGGAACTTGGAGCCGAACTGCACCAGCGTGAACAGCAGCACCGCAGCAGCCCACACGCCGATGCCGCGGTTGATCCACTGGTCCACCTTGCGGTCGGTCTTGTGGATGGCGGTGTCGTGCACGGCAATGGAGGCTTCGCACTTACCGATGCGTTCGCCTTGTGAAGATTGGCGTTCCTCAATCAGAATCAGACGTTGGATGGCGTCGGTCAGCTTGTCCACTTTGGACTCAAGGCGGCGGAAGTCGTCGTCGGTCATGGCGTGAAAAAGCCCGCGGCAAGCGGGCTTGGAGGTGGTGGATGGAAAGGGTCAGAAACCGAGCAGGCCCGGCAGGCTGATGCCGTAGCTAGCGGCTTGGCGGCGGCGGCTTTCTTCTACCTGGCGCATGGTGTCTTCCAGGTCCAGCAGGCCCTGGCGGTTGCGGCTGAGCAGAATCTGGCCCATCTGGTCGCGCGCCGGCTCGGGCAGCTTGACGCGGTTCCACAAGTTGGTGCCGCTTTGCAACACACCCGGCACGTTCATGGCCGAAGCGTTGCCCACCATCTGGCCTGCAGCCTGGATAGCAGGCATGTCCAGATCTCCAGCGCCGTACATCCGCGCGGCCGTCTGCGAGCCGCGGCCCACCGTCTCCAACTGCTTGAGCTGGCGCTCCTTGGACACGCTGGCGGCAAACTCGCGGTACGCGCGCTCGGTGCCGAAGATGGCCTTCAGCTTCTCCTGCATGCCCTGCTCGCGCCACAGCTCCATCATCTGCGTCTGCCCGGCCCGGGCGCCGAGCTTGGCCCGCAGCGCCTCAAACGCCCCCAGGGCGAAGGCGTCTTTCTCCGAGCGGCTCATGCCGGCCTGCATGGTCTTGATGGTGGCGTCGTCCTTGGTCAGCGCCATTCGGCCAGCCGTGGCTGCGTCCATCAAGGCAGAAGGCCCGGCGAAGGCGTCGCGCGCGGCCTTGTATTGGCCCATCGTTGACTGGTCGAGCTTCTTGATCAGGTCGCGCCGCAGATCGTCATAGGACGCGCCCAGCGGCGTCAGCTTGCCGTCTGGTTTGGTCTCCTTGCTGATCAACTGGTCCATCCCCTTCTTGAGGTTGTCCAGGTCGCGCATGGAATACGGTTGGTTTCCGGTGGTGTCCAGCGTCCAGGGTTGATTTCGGGCGATGGCCATCTTCTGCCCGAACTGCGTGGCCCCTAGTTGCTCGGCGCGGCCAATCATGTTGGTCAGGCTGGCGTTGGGCTGCACGACCATTTTCGTGACGCGCTCGTACAGCGGGCCGGCTGCGGCCTCACGCTGCGCCATCCAGTCGCCCATCTCGGTGGACATGCGCAGCCCGCCGGTGCCCGAGGCGCTCTCTGCCGCGTCGATCATGCGGTCAGCGCGCCCGGCCTGGCGGTTGCGGATCACCGTCTCCACCTGGTTCTTGGTGGCGCCTGGCAGCGTGGCCAGGGTATCCAAGAGCTGGCGGGTGTTCTGGCCCCCGGTGTCGGCCACGGTGGCCTCGGGGCCCAGGCGGTCCATGCGGGCGGCGGCTTGTTGTGTGGTCCGTTGGTCTCGAGCAAACGCCTCGGCCACCTTCTGGCGGGCGTACTGCAAGGCCACACCGCTGTCGCCTAGCGCGCTGCCCAAGGCCGAGCCCGCGGCGCCCACACCGCGCACCAGCGGCACACCCATGCCACCCATGGCCAGGCCAAGCCCCGCGCCCTTGCCGGCATCCTGCGCCAAGCCAATGGCGTCTTTGGCTTCAGAGTCGCCCAACGCGTTGGCTGCGCCCGACACCGCGCCCACTCCCCCGGCTGCAAGCATCTGGCCGACCATCCCCGCGCCGGCCGGCAGCAGCTTGGCCAGCGGCCCACCCACAGGCAGCGAAGCAAGGAACTGGGACGCCCCAGTGCGAAACGGCTGCTCCTTCTGCTGCTGCGCCACCGCGCCGCGCACAAAGTCGCGCGTCTCCTCGTAGTTCTGGCGCAGGGGCTTGTCGTTGAACAGCGACTTGGCCCCACCCACCACGCCGCCGATGATCTCGTCGCCGAAGCCAAACGTCGGGCCCTGCAGTGTGGCCAGGGCGTCTCGTAGTTGCGGGCGGGCTTGCGTGCCGGACTGCAGCGACTGGTTGACCGGCGACTTGCCCGACACCATGCGCAGCCCGGCGTCAGACACCTTGGCCATGTCGCCCGCGGCAATCGCGCGCAGGTCTTCGTCGCTCAGGGCGCTGAGGTCCATCACTTCCCCCCTTGCCGGCGTGCCAGCTCAGCGGCGGCGGCGTCCTGCAGGCTCATAGCCGGCGCCTCGTCGCTCATCTGGAACACGTTTTCCGGGTCCAGGTTGTACATGCGTGCGTTGGCCCCAAAACGCTTCTTCTTGCTGTCGATTCGCTTCTCTGCCACAGCCGCCATGGAGCGCACCAGGGTGTCCATCTCTGTACGTTGCTTAGGGGACAGCTGCTGGCCCGTCATGGCGCGCGTGAACAACTGCTGCACGTAGTCCAAACCGCCCGATGTCTTGACGATGGCCGCGTAGTCCGCCTCGCGCACTGCGCCATCTGGGTCCAAGAACTTTGCGAACTTGTAGATGGCGGCCTGATCCTTGATGGCACCGGGCTGCTTGAGGATGTTGGTCAAGTCCTGGGACACGCTGACGATGCCGCGGTCGGTCTTGACGGCAGCGCCAAAGTCATTGGCCAGCTTGAGCTCCATGTCAAACCGGTCCTTGGGTTTGAGGCCCAGACTGTCGGGCTGCACGGTCACGGTGGTGCCGGGAGGCACAAGCTGCTTTTTTGCGTCAATCAGCGGCTTGTTGGGCACCAGTTGGCCGCCAGGGCCAGGCACCAGCAGGTCGGCCACTGGGTTGCTTTGGCGCGGGATCACCGTGCCCGGCTGCGTGGCAAACGGGTCCACCGCCCGGCCGTCCACAAACTCGACCCTGGTGCGCGGCACCAAGTCGGAGTAGTTGTTGGTGGCCGCAAACCGGCGCACCGACTCCGGCGTGAAGTCCTTGGGGTCCACCTTGCCAAACGGGTTCTCGGCCTTGGCCGGCATGAGCGCCTGGATCTCCTGCAGCCCCAACCCCGCGCGCATGGCTTGCGGCACGCTCACCGGCATGGCCGGGCCTGCGTTGGGGTCGATGCTGTCCAGGAACGAGCCGCGGGCTTGCTTGGCGGCGGCAGCTTCTTCACGCGCCCGTGCCGCATCGGCCATTCGGCCCTCCAGCTCTCGCAGCTGCAGCGCCCGCTGCGCCATGATGGCCCGGCGCTCCTCCTCCTCTTGCTGCGCCCGCTTGGCCGCGCCCAGGGTCGCGCCGTAGGCGTTCAGGCCGCCCGCCAGGCGCTGCATGGTGTTGCCCTGCCCTCCCAGCAGGCCGCCCGCGAGCTGCAGCGCCGCCATCGTCTTGGGGTCGTCCCAGCTTGTGCCGAACATACTCAGCAGTCCCATGCTTACCTCCGGAAGGGGTTGCCCGCCACGCCGCCGCCCAGCAGGCCCTGGCCGACGTTCATCATGTTGGTGTAGCCCTGCGCGTAGGCCGGGTTCGTCAGGTAGTTCTTCTGCATGTCGATGCCCTGGCGCTGCAGATCATTCAGCCCGCCGGTGGCCATCTGGTCGTTGAACAGCTTGGTGGCCGAGCCCAGCAGGCCGCCGGTGCCGTCAGGCCCGTAGACGTAGTTGGCCAGGCGCGGGTCCATGTCCTTGGTGGTGGTGGCCGTGGTGTCCTTGCCCCCCGAGGTGCCGCCCAGCACTGCACCGGCGATGGGCAGGGCGTACTTGAGCAGACCGCCCGCCGCGCCCGCGCCGGCCGCCGAGGTCAGCGCACCAGCGCCGGCCAACGTGCCGGCAGCCGCTGGGCCAAACGCCAAGCCCGCACCCGCGCCGATGGTGGCCGGGTTGAACAACCCAGACGCTGCAGCCGAGGCGTTGAAGCCGTAGCCGGCAGTGCCCAGGCCGGCCTCAATGGCCGCAGGCGTAAGCGCCGAACTCAACGCCGTGCCAGAGCCCAGCAAGCCACCGGCGCCTGTAGCAGCGGCATCAAATGCACCCATTGCCGCGGCTTCAGCCCCGGTGAGGCCCACGGTCGAGCCAGCCCCGGCAGCAGCGGCTCCCTCGCTCAACATGGGCAGGCCGTAATACATCGCGGCGATGGCGGCGGCCGCTTTTAGCGCATTACGCACTTTGCCCATGTCGGACGATGAGCCCCACTCTGGCGTTAAGTAGTTCTGGCCTTGCGCGTCCGTGCCGACCTTGTAGGACACGTTGCCGTCGCCGCGGGCGCTCCAGCCGATGCGGTTGCCGTCTTGTAGTTGGTCGCTTGCTTTGGAGCCGTAGGTGTTGTCGTTGTTGTAGTCGCCGGCAAAGCCGATGCGCTTGTCGCCAAACGTGGCCTGGCCGTTGTCAAGGCCGATCTGCGACACGTCGGTGATGCCGCGATTGAGCAGCAACGTGGCCAGCTCTTGGGCGCGGTCAATGCCGCCTTGGCTCCAATCGCCTCGGCTGCCGTACAGCGCCCGAATCTGCGCCGTCAGGGCTTGCAGTGCTTGTTCGTTCATAAGGCCCTCACGGCTTGTTGAAGATGTTGTAGAGCTGAGCGCCCACCAAGGCGCCACCTAAGCCGCCAGCCAAGGCGTTGCCTGGCGTGTTGGTGGAGGTGTTGCCAAAGCCGGTGAAGGGGCTCACCGTGTTGGTGTAGTTGCCCACCACGTTCCACGGCGCCTGCTGCTGCGTCAGGCCCAGGTTGTAGAGGCCCTGGCCTTGCTGCTGCATGCCGGTGTTGCCCTGCTGGAACAGGTTGGCGCCCAACTGCAGGCCCTGCATGTCCTGGCCGCGCTGGTTGGTGTAGAAGTTCTGCAGGCTGTTCTGGTAGCCCAAGCCCAGGTTGCCCATGCCCAAGGCAAAGTTCTGGTCTTGGCCGTAGCGCTGATTGGCCAGCCCACCCATCCCCAGGGCGTAGTTCTGCGCGCTGTTCTGGAACCCCAGCCCCAGGTTTCCTAGGCCCATGTTGTAGTTCTGGTCGCCCTGGTACTTCTGCAGGTTGCGCCCCATGGCGTTGTTGTAGTCCTGGCCGTACAGGTTGGACAGCGCGCCCGCCAGCCCGGTGTTGGCATCCTTCAGCGCGTTGGCCTCGACCACGCCCTGGCGCGATCCGCCGTAGCCGCCCGCCGCGATGGCCGCGCTGCCGATGCCCGGCAGGATGTTGCGCTGCAGGTTGTCGGTGACTTGCTGGCGGATGGTGCCCGCCATCTCCCCGAGGTAGGGGTTGGGCGTGTAGGTGAAAGGGTTGCCCAGGGTCTGGGGGGTGTAGGGGTTGGCCGCGCCGCCTGCTGCACCACCTGCTGCGCCGCCAGCGGTGTTGCCGCGCTGGGTGGTGGCCAGGTTGGTCAGCGCCTGCCAGTCGGCGTCCGTTTGCTGGCCCACGTTCTGGTTGACGTTGGTGCGCAACTGCGCGTCGGTCAAGCCGTTGCTCAGGCCCAGGTTGTAGACCCGCGCCTTCTGCTCGGGCGTGAGGTTCTGCGCAATCCCCTTCAGCGCGTTCCAGTCGGCGTCGGACTGCATGCCGAACAGCCCGCTGGCCTCCATGCGCACCTGCTCGTCGGTCTTGCCGCCCGCCAGCCCGCCCAGATAGGCCTGCGCTTTTTGCTGCGGGGTCAAGGCTTGCAGGTTGGCCAGTTGCTGCGGCGTCATGCTCTGCTGTTGAGCTGCGCCCTGCAGGTACGACCAGTCGCCCGCCGACTGCGCGCCAAGCTGCCCCTCAGCGGCTTGGCGGATGGCCGCGTCGGAGTAGCCCGCCTTGAGCAGTCGGTTGTACTCGCCCGCCTTGCCCGCGGCGCTGGTCATGTTGGCGGGATTGAATGTGATTGCCATGTCGTTACCCCAAGAAGCGCCATGCTCCGGCGCGGTATCCATAGAAGCCTGCCCCGCTGCCGGGGTTCCAACTGGTGCCATCGGCCAGCACCAGCATGCCGTCCCGGGGCTTGGCGGGCGCCACGTACAGCATCTCCAGGCTCAAGAACGGGTTGCCCTCCAGCGAGGCGCGGGCCAGGTTGATGAGCTCTTGCTGCAAGAACTCCGGCAGGTCCGCCGGGTTGGGCGGCACAGCACGCGGTTGGTACATCAGTACGCCCCCGTGCTCACCACGTCCAGGTCAAATGACCGGACGCGAAACGGCAAGCTGCCCGAGAACTCCACCGCCAGAAAACGACCCTGCGCGAACGCATCGGCCTTGATGCTGGAGCCGATGGTGAAGCTCACCGCATCCGACCACGTGGGCGCGGCGTCCGGCGTCATGGCCGCCCCCACCCGCACCGCCACCGTGCCTGCGGCCGCGCCGTCGATGCGCGGATACACCGCGCGGATCAGCTTGTTGCTGTACGGGTCATCCAGTGACAGGCCCGAACGCTGCAGCAGGCCGGGCAGGGCCACCACGCCGTCGTCGCTGTTGCCCACATCGAACGCTTTGAGCGCCGTGGTGGTGCTCAGCAACAGGCGGGCCTCGTTGGGCGCGTACTCGTTGCCCGTCCAGGTGGTGGTGTCCCAGTCCCACTGCTCGCTGTCCGTGCCCCAGGTGCTGCTGGTGGTGTAGTCGATCTGCCCCGAGGCGCCGTAGGTCACGCTGTCCAGGTCGCGCAGGCCCCAGGTCTTGGTGAGCCAGTTCCACACGCAGGCCTTGTTGCACAGCGTGGAGCCCGCAAAAGGGAAGCACACCAGCACCTCGTTGCGCTGCGGGTTGCTGGTGACAAAGGCGCGCTTGTAGTTGTCGCTCGTCAGGTTGTCGAAGATGTACTTGCGCACCAGCCCGTCGGCAATGCTCACCATGCCCTGGCCGGTGTTCAAGATGACGTCCCCCGCCGACAGCACCACGTTGCCCAGGGGGGTGTTCACCCCGCAGCCCCGGGCCAGCATGCCGTACTCGCCGGGCATCTTGCGGAACTGGAAGATGAAGGGCTGGCCCACAAAGCGCATCTCGTAGCACGAGCGCTCCTTGTAGACCGCCAGCACGTCGCCCAGGGGCAGGGCGTCCACCAGCAGGTCCGAGGTCTCGGCCAGGTCTTGCTCGCCGGCGTCCTTGGTGGCGTCGGTCTCGTCCCAGCTTGACGGGATGGTGCCCGCCACCGCGGCGTGGCTCCACTTGACCATGTGCGGGTAGGCGGTGCCGCTCTTGGTGATGTTCAGCGCCACCAGGTAGTTCTTGAACGGCGTGAGCGCCTGGCAGCGCCAGTTGGCGTTCCAGCCCGTGAGCGTGGCCAGGTCGTTGGCGACGTTGCCGCCCCAGAACTGCGGCTGGTCGACGCTGTTGTTCATCACCAGCACCCCGCCCAGCACGCCCCCGGTCCAGCGGTCGTCCTGCGTACCTGTGAACAAGCTGCCAGGGGTGATCTCGGTGCGCGTGGTGCCGTCGTCCACAAACACCTTCTGCGTGCCGGCGTGCACCCAGTATTTCTTGGTGGTGGTCTGGTAGGACTGCACCCAGTACGGCGTGATGCTCGGGGCGCTGAACACCGAGGCCATGCCCTTGAAGCGCTGGGCGTAGCCGTTCAGAAAGCGCATGTTGGTCACGCTCGACCACATGCCCGTCTCCAGCTCCTCGGGCGACAGGTCGGGGTTCCAGCCCCGGCCGCAGTCGGTGATCTTGAC